GGTGCGTCATTTATATCCTTTGTTACTAAAGGAGGTTCTACACCAAAGTCACCATACTTAAGATCTCTTAAGTTAGTTTGTAGGTCTATTAACGGCATACGTTATTGTGATTTACTAGGTTAAATCTTGTGCTCTTTGATCAATTCCTACTTCCGGAAGATTATCTAAATAGTTATTAGCAGGTTTTTTACCTTTTAAACTTAATGAAGTTTGTGCTGCTAATATATCTGGATCGTCCGTAATAGAGGATTTATAATGCAAAGTAGATGTTGTTTTAGCAGCATCTCTTTGAGCAGGAGTTTGTCCTTTTAATCCGTGTACTGAATCTTTTAAATTTTTTAATATTGACATTATTATAGTGTTTAGTGTTATTATAAATAGTTTACTATGTACTTAGTTTAGAACTTAATACTAAAGTTTCACCAACTTTACTCCCATCTAAGTAAACATTACCCCCCGTGCTGACAATAGATATAAGTTGTTCTAGTAGTTTTTCTACATTTCCTCCTAATTTAGTACCACCTGCCATGGTGATTGTATCCTTACCTAATGGCCTAAGAGTAAAATCTTCAACTTTTGCTTCTTTAGGAAGTGAATCTGCTTGTGTTTGAAGAACGTTTTGTGCTGCTTTTATCTCAGCATTCTTTTTTGCAACGTTAATTGAACCATGTATCATTCCTGCTGGGCCGCCAAATGCTGCTCCTTTGGTGAATGCCCATGCTTTTGACCAGAATCCCTGTGATGCTTTTTCTTGAGTCTGTTTAATCTTTTCTATTGTTTTAACAGATAAGTCTTTCTGTGCTAAAATTTTCTTAGCATTATCTTGTGCTATTTCTTGATCTCCACCTCCGAAAGCTGCTCTTGCGAAACCTACTTTTTCTACTCTTAAAATAAACTTTGTTAATAAATCTACCATTTTATCTAACATTCCAGACCCTACAAATTTTTGTAGTGCATCTTTTGCTCTCTGCATTGTTTCTTGAAATGCCTGTCCTGCGGTAACATTTAAGTCAAGGTCCGCTCTTGTTGCACCTGCTATACCCAACCTTTTAGCTTCAATAGCAAGTAATTCATTCATTTTTGCTGCATCTCCTTCTCCCTTTGCTCTCTTTATTGCCTCATCCGCCATTATTTGTTTAGCAATTTGCCTATACTCTTTTTTTGCTTTTAAATCTTTTTTATTTGCTTCTGATACCTGTCTAGCTCTGTCGGTTTCTAGCATATAAGCGTCTTGAAGTTCATCTACTGATAAGTTTGTAAGTTTTGCTAACTGTTTCATTACTAGAGGACGTTTTCTTTCCTCTGCGGTTAGCCCTTTCATGGTTTTCATTACTTCTTGAGTAGCACCTACCATGTCTCCTTGCGTAGCTAACAACCTAGCTTTATCTAACTGTAAATCTTTCCCTAAGAATAGTTCAGCTTCCATTTCTGCAGCTAAAGAGCTCTCAAAATCTAAAAGTCCTTCTGAAACATTTTTAGTTTGAGCTAAAGTTAATCCTAATTTCCGTGCTGCATTAACTCCTTTTGCTATAGATGTAGCACTAAAACCGAAAGAAGCTCGGATTTGGCCAGAGGCATTTGCAACTCCTGTAAGGACTTGATTAAAGGTAGCAGTACTTTCTCCCATATTAGTCATATGGTTATTCATTGCTAAAATTTCATTAGCTCCTTTTTCAGAATCTTGTCCAAATGCTTCAAAATTTGAAACAAACTTTGCTGCAGTATCTGCTGATAATCCTAATCTAGCTTGCATGAAAGAAACTGTTGAAAGAGTTGAAGCCATAAATGTACCTCCTCTATCCAATTCAACTACCATTTCTTTTTGTGCTTTTAAAGCTTGAGTAGTAGAATGATACAGTTTATTTTGTGCTTTTGCTCCTGCTGAGATTTCATGAACCATTTTTCTAGCTTCATCTTTAGCTACCCCCATTGTTTGTGCTGTTTCCACCACTTTTTTAGAAAAGCCTAGAGCTAAATCTATTAAAAATTTAAATGCTTTGACTATAAGTTTCACTACTCCTAAAATAATAGTAGCTGACTCAATACCTGAAAATGCTGCACCTATACCTTTACCTATTAGTTTAATTTTACCTCCTAGACCAGAAAAAGCTTTTCCATTTTTAGCAGCTTCACTTCTCATCTTCTTCAAACCTTCTTCTGCATTTAAAAGACCGCCGAAAAATTTATTTTTACTGATTCTAGTAAATACTTCTCCTGTTGCTCCTAATGCTTTTTTAATACCGTCTGCACGTTCTTTGTCTTTATTTAATTGTTCCTCCTGTATCTTAAGTGCTTCAAATGCTAATACTCTGTCTTCTTGGCTATACTCCACGCCCATCTTTTTAGCGTGTATTAGTTTTCTAATCAAAGCAGACCTTTTCTCTTGGAGTTGATATTGCTGTTTTTCTATATCTTTTCCTGTAAGTAGTCCTTGGTTAATTTTACTATTATTAGAGGCTAGTGTATCAGAGAATTTAGCTGCATTTTTGAATTGTCTGGTAAGGTCAGTCCCTACAGATTTAAGAACTGATGCGTCAGCTCCACTAATTGCTTCTTCAACAGAGTCTTTTAACGATTCTCCAATCTTAGCTGCTACGGATATCATAGTATCCTGTACATATACGCTTAGTTCGTCAATATCGCTTTGGCTCTGTTTTTTAGCTTGTTGCCGTTTTTTATTTAGTTCTTTATCTTCAGCCATAAGAGTGTTTATTTCTTATAAATAGCAAAGACTCCTATTTGTTAGAAGCCTTTGTTGAATAAGCAGGTTTGATATTAGGTCTAGCTATCTGCGTGCTTTTATTAGTATTTGATTCTACTTGTTTTTCAGCTTGTTCGGATTGTTTTTCAAAATGCTCTTTCATTTTATTGAAAGTAAAATTTCTTAACCAAATTGGCATATTATATACTTCAGTCCAAGTATAACCACCTCCTCCATGGAAAACTATTTCATGGATTTGTCCGAAAATAATTTGTCTATACTCAGACGTCAGGCCAAAAAAAGTCGATCCCAATGGGGATATCAAATACCTCCTCTCTTCCAGCTTCATCTGTATATGTATGCTGTATGTTTATATCCGGTGAAACTTCACTATAGTAATCTCTTAGTGCTCTAGCATCTTTTGCTAAAAGGTAGTTATTAACAAATTCTCGTACGTCTTTTTTCTCTGATAATCCGTTAACGCTTGTGATGATATAAGCAAGTCTGGTTGTGACTTGTGTGCTTGAATCTTTATTAATCTTCTTTTTACCTTCTATTTCTCTTTCTATATTTTTCTCATCTATATGAGTTAAAAGTCTAAAGGTTAGTGAATTATCTGTATTAGGTAGTTGAAAAGTAAATTCATTTTTCTTACCACTTAAAAGCTCTTCATCAATTTTTTTATTTTCTAATAAAGATAAATCTACCACTACATCTTCTCCGGCAAATTGCACTTTGTAGTCCTTACCGTATGATAGTATTCTAGCTGCTATCATTATAGCGTTTTTGTCTCCTATTAGTAAATCGTTTACTTTAATATCTTTAGATACTATTAGAGATTGTAGTAGTTTATCTATTACTGTTCCGTTTTTAATGTAGTTTTGATTGGTTAATATATCTTCTTCTTTAGCGGTCATATATTTCATTTCTACTTTACCGCTTGATAAAGGAGAATCCTCAGGGTATAGTAAGCCTTTAGAAGGTAAGTCTACTGTTTCAGTAGGGAGGGAAAATTTTGATTCCATAAATTTTATTTAGTTATAACTTATTATAATAATAAATATACGAAGAAAAAAGTTTAGAGCCAACAAAAAACCCGGATAAAATCCGGGCCTTTATAATAAGTAAGTAATTTCCTAGTAATTTAATACGCAGTAGTCCATTGCAACTGTAATACTAATCTCTACAGCTTCATCTGAAGTCCAATCGTATTGTCCAAAGTCTCCATTTGTTAGGATAGCTCCTTTAATGATCCATTCACCTACAATGTCTCCTACAGGTCCTAATATGTTTAAAGTTAAGTCTTTTTTATAGAAATCAGAATAACCAGCTCTACCTGTTACCGATTCGTATCCTAATCTTGCCCATTCCATTACGGCTTGTGCTCCAGAAGGAGTTACTGGATCGTAAAGAGTCATGGTCATATCGTCCCATTCTCTTTTTCCTCTAATTTTTCTATATGAATTGATGTGGTCTAACTTGATAACGTTATCGGTAAAGGAAGGTGCTTTAACATTCTTAACCATGAAGGAAGGAATGTTATCGATATACATTACAAATCTGTTCTGTACCTTTGGTTCAAAGGCTTTAAACATTATTTCGTTTGGATCTAATACTGCCATGTTGTATTTACTTTATTATAAATATATTGTTTTTAAATTATCCGTTAAAAGTTGCGCCTGTTGGTTCAACTGTAAAGTCTAGCACAATAAATTCTGCTGTTCTTGCTGGCTGAATAAATATCTGACCAATTAACTGATTCCTGTCTACTACGTCTGCTGTGTTATTCGTATCGTCCATTACAACTCTAAAAGCATAAAGACCTTGTCTCTGTACTACTGATTCTAAATAAGGATTAACGATTGATAAGAATTTGTTTCTAGTAGCTACTGTGTTCTGTTCGAATACTAAGTTTCTAGCTTGATCTCCTAAGAATTTCTTAAGTTCAATTAACAATCTTCTAACGTTCACTCTATCTAAAGCTGATGCTTTAGTTTGTAATGTCTTTTGACCAAATACTGCAATACCTTGTCCAGGGAAAGTAGCGATTGGATTAACTTTTCCATCATACAATAAGTCTCTTTGACCTCTTGTCAATTTCTGTTCTGCTTGAATGATTCCTACTACTCCACCTCTTACTAGTCCTGCTGGTGCGTACCATGGTGCTGAACTATTATCTGTGAATGCATATACTCCCGGTATTGCTACTGAAGCTGGTGACCATACGTTTCTACCTGTTGCTGATTTTACTTGTACCCAAGGCCAGTAAGCAGCTGCATAAGAACTATTTAATCCTGTTGCTGTTGAAGTTACATCAGCTACTCCAGAACCATAGTTATCTAAATCTACTACTGCGATACAATCTCCTCTTTGCTCTGCTAAAGTAATAATACTGTCTAATGCGCTTCCTTGTGCTGCATTGCTGTATATAAGACCTGGTGCTGATACTATATTAAAGAT